TTACTGAATGTCAGGTTATCTTTAAGACTGAGACATTTAAGTTAGATGATTATTATGAAGATGCGGATGGAGAAGTCGAAATGAAACATTTCGTCTGGTCCAACTTCATCAACATGATAAACAAGAAGATGCCAAACTGGAACAAAACATGCAAGATCGTCATTACTCGACTGAGAGAAAATGATAAAAGCTTAGAAAAGAACGCTTTTAAACTTCTCTCAAGTAAGAGCGAAGCTTACATGTGGTGTTTAGTGAAACGTCAACTTGAAGAAAAGCCGAGATCGAAGAACTCAACCCCTCTTTCATCGCTTAAAAGTCTCAAGAAAAAGCTTCTCATTGATCCTAGTTTCCCAAGAAGAATGAGTCGCCTTAAAGATATCCTATCGTATTATATCTCTCGAAAGAGTATAACACCCAATTCAGTATCATGGTTGTTCACGGAAGAAGAAATTATAAAGAATAACTTCCCGGTTCATGATATAAGGCAAAAAGATCGAAGCAATAAGTTTAGATTACAGCTCATTAATAAGCACTACACTGAAATAGCCTTCTGCTTCTGCGCTGACAATGGAACACCAAGTAATGTCCTCAGATATAAGAATAGTCAAATACTGATGAAATTCGTAAAGTTGCTGAAAATCATAGTATTTGAATCTGAAGATTACTTGGGAGAATATTGTCATATGTTACGTGCAAAAGCATTAAAAGATTTCAGGAAAGAACTAATACCGCAGGTTTTGTCTAAACTAAATAAGAAAGAACACAATATTGACGCCAAAAGGAGTGTAAAACTTTTCCAAGCTTCTATGACAGCAAAGTCTATAAGATTCCCTTTTCCTAAGGCAGATCCAAACAAAATAGGACCTCCTAGACACCCTCTTGAAATTAAAGAAGAGAAGTTAATAAGGAAATGCAAAGAAAGACTTTGTGAAGAACCTCAACCTGTGAAAGACAGAATTTTAGATGATTTGAGACATTATATACGAAAACGAACACTCGTACCAGAAAACAGGTTCGAAGTGATCGCCGAATGTACAATGCCGGAACTATCTCTTAAATCCTGTATAGAAAGATCACAAGCGTGTGGAGGAACAAGGTCATATGTAATGGAAGTACTCCAAAGAATGTGGTATAACGGCTCACTTATGCCGGTCAAGACGATAGAACCTCTATACTCAAGAGATGAATATTACCCAACTCACATACTCCATATAGAAAAGGAGATGGACAGACGTAAATCCGTCATTGAGGAAACTATAAAAGTTCTGTTTAATGACCCTTCTAACATTAAGGATATACCATCAGACGCTTTTCTTATGTACATGTCTTATTTAGAAACATTTTCAGAAGATACAAATAGATTTATGGCAGAGCTTGCAGATGAAACCAGAACGAGATACGAACATACAGTCTCCAACGTTCGTGAAAGAGAGAATTTCGCAGCTATACGGGCCATAGAAGAGCAAAATAATGTAGACTCATTCTATGAAGATCCCTTTGAGGTCCCTGGTGATGCGCAAGGAGCATATTTTGACTTACATAACATGGTTTATGAAACCGATGTTAGTGAAGAAAATAATTACCACTTGCATGAAACACAGTACGTCAAAGAGATAGAAAGACCCGCTTTACAAGCATTTATTCCCTCGTTCCCTACTAGTGCAGAGTTTATATATAAAAGTACCTTCAGAATTGCTTTCGAACTTCTAGAAAAACAATTCGTTCCGCAAATGCAGTTTGTAGCCATTCCAGGTCCAAATTGCTCAACAAGAGTAGCAACTAAGCATAACGCATTATTTGTACACGCATCGAAAATTCTTAATCCTCGGTTAATGAAAATACTAAGGTATTCTCCTAACCATGTTGAAAGGATAAGAAATAATTCGATACAATTAAGCACAAATAGAAAGGCGTCAGAGGCGAAGTTATTCTCATGTGATCTGAGCAAAGCAAGTGATTACATTCCGCATGAACTAGGTGAACTCATTATCAAGACAATAGCAGTGGAACAGCAATGGACAAAGAAGGAAGTAGGAGTCGCTGTATCTCTGGTGGGACCTCAAGAAATAGTAAATTCAGATAATGGAAAGAAAGAATTTACAAAGAGAGGTCTACACATGGGATACGGAACGACATGGCCGATATTGTCCCTTTTGCAAGGATTCTGTGCTTATTACGCAACTAAGAAATCACACAACCATAATTCCTATCAAATATGTGGAGATGACCTTATAGCTCTATGGACACCTGATGAAATATCAAGGTACAAAGAGGTAATTGAGTTAATTAGACTTAAGATTAACTACAAAAAGTCTTACATAAGTAAGGATTATGGTGTATTTTGTGAAAACTTAGTTGTCCGCACAAATGCAAAAGAAGCTACTGACTATTGTGTTACAAAGATATCAGAGTTCACAGGAGCGAGATCACTTGAAGAACAGGACTTTATTATTTGTAAGAGAGAAAATGTCTTAAGAACAAAACCTGATAAAAATACAGCAGTATTAAAGAACCTTGGCTTACAACGTACTGATGTGAGAGGTCTTAAAGCAATACCCATCAAGTTCGGAGGTAAAGGGTTACAACAGAAGAAATTTGATAAAGAATCAAAATGTATGTTCGCAGCAATACTCAAAAGAGGGTATTACTGTAGTACAACATATAACCATAGTGATCCAGTATTCGCTCAAATTTATTCCGAGGCTTTCAAATCACGAACCCAAGACAATAGAACGGTCTCTAAAGATGGTAAGTCATAAACGAAGAATATTAAATTTGATGACTTTGTTATGGCACTAAAGTGTGAGCGTGAATTATTTATGTTACGCTCAGGCCATACTGCAAGGCGTGGAACCGAGATTCACAATAAGAGCTTACGAAACAGGCAAAAGAAACTAATCAGTGAGGGTAAAAAGATCCTACAAACTGAAAGTTTACCTGAGGTAATACGTAAGTGTGAAATCTTGCCGAGCGATGCTAAAAGAACTCTCATAAAAGCACATAAGAACTGTAAACTAAACTGGAATTTGATTAATAGGCTTAAAGATAAGACTTATTACATTCCTAAGAAGACTGCTACATATTTATTGAACAGCCATTGTCAAGAATTGTCTAGACCCATCAATCAACGCTTCGAAGAGATGCCGAGATGCTGGGATGAGGCTTTCTTACTCAAACTAAGATTCAGAAACGAACAGAAATACAATAACATCAAAAGTGTTGATACAATGTTCAAGCATAGGGTGATACCTGAAACAAAGTCACCTAAGAATGCTAAACGTATTTCTCTCTCTAATAAGAAAATCGAATTAGAGAAAAAGTTCAGGATTCTGGATCTTAGTTCTTTGTGAAC